ATTGGCCATGGGCTCGTCTCATGGAGCGACGGCCGAGATACCTCATATGGAGCGACACCGCGCTGCGGCGCCTCGGTCTCCATCGTGAGCTCTACTCGAGACTGTTCGGAACTCCCATCGTCTCCCATCGAGACTACTGTGAAGCCTACTCGCGGTTCATCTGGAAGACCTACGGCTACAGCATTTCTCGAGTGGCGCACCATGTGTATTCGTACTTCTTGGCGCAGCCCGCGAGCGAAAAGAACTTTGTGGAGCAAATCGAGATCACGAAGGTGACGGCGTGACAGGTTACCTTCGGGGAGGGGCCGAGAATCAACGAGGATCAACCGAGAAGCATTTTGCAACCTGTCCGTGTAGGTTAGGCTGCCGAAAATCGGAATTGATCCTCGTTGATCCTCGTCGTTTTTATGCATAACGTGTTTGACTGCATTCCAGATTCACCACCGAGACCAGAGCCGAAGAAGCCGGAACTGCTGTCGGCTCAGGAGTTTGCGCTAGAGATCGTGTCGTCCCCGGAGTTCGTTACATACATCAAGAACGGTGTGATGTGTGGCGATCTTCCCTCTGCCATCGTCTGCCGCCTCATGGACTACGCATGGGGCAAGCCGCCGGACCGAGTGGAGCACACTGGGAAGGACGGCAACCCGATCGTGACCGAGGTTCGTCGTGTCGTGGTCCATGTGGGAGAGACCGAGGAAGCACAGGCCGAAACGCAGGATCGTACCATCCACTAGGGATAGGGAGTGTCGCGCGTTGTTGATATCCCGGTCACCGCAGCCTTCGAGCCGCTACTCGAGCCATACCACTACAAGGGTGCGTATGGTGGACGAGGCGGCACGAAGTCCCATGGCTTCGCGGACCTACTGGTGGACGAGTGTCTCCGGGAGCATATCCGTATGGTATGCGTCCGTGAATATCAGAAGTCTCTTGAGCAATCCGTTAAGCGGCTCATCGAGGACAAGATCGAGCTCTATGGTCTCACTCGGGAGTTCCGCATCTTGAATACCCACATCGAAGGACCACACGATAGCCTCATTATCTTCCAAGGCATGCAGGACCATACTGCCGCGTCGATTAAGTCGCTGGAAGGATTCAATCGTGCGTGGGTGGAAGAGGCGCAGACCCTATCCAAGAAATCGCTGAACATGTTGACGCCGACCATCCGCGTCCCGGGCAGCGAGATCTGGTTCTCATGGAACCCACAGCTACCGACCGATCCTGTTGACGACATGTTCCGTGGGAAGGCACCGCGGAAACCGGGGCAGCCGCCATGGGAGCCACTGCCTAACTCCATCGCCGTCAATCTTTCCTATCGGGACAACCCCTGGTTCTCAGATGAACTCCGCGTCGAGATGGATTACGATCGGCGTACCGATCCCGACAAGTATGAGCACATCTGGTTGGGTGGCTATGAGCGCCATAGTGAGAGCCGGGTCTTCAAGAACTGGCGAGTGCAGGAGTTCGACACGCCCAGCGACACCATGTTCTACTTCGGTGGCGACTGGGGCTTCAGTGTGGATCCCACAGTCCTCGTTCGCTGCTGGGAGAAACCCGCTCCTCCAGGGAGCGTGCGCAAGACGCTGCTGATCGACCAGGAAGTATACAAGATTGGATGCGAGATCGACCATACGCCAGCGCTGTTTGATAAGATCGAGAACGGGATGGCACGCAACTGGACGATCGTCGCCGACTCGGCGAGACCCGAGACCATCTCGTACCTCCAGCGCCATGGCTATCCTAAGATCGAAGCCGCCACCAAGGGCAAGGACAGCGTCAAGGAGGGAGTCATCTTCCTCCAGAGCTACGACATCGTTATCCATCCTCGCTGCACCCATACGGTGGATGAGTTCACCATGTACTCATACAAGGTGGACAAGCAGACCGGCGATGTGACTCCCATCCTGGAAGACAAGAAGAACCACGTCATCGACTCGGTCCGCTACGCCGTCGAGAAGCTGCGTAAGGCCAAGGACTGGGTGACCTGGTAATGGCTGACGCTGTGAAAGAACGGGAAGAGATCGCCCAGATGGAGATGCGAGCTCTCGCATCCATCCTGCTCGAGCGATTTCAGTTCATGCGCCAGGCGGGCATTACCTTCGAGGGGCTGCGCGATGAGTACACGATCTTCGGATACGACCGTGTTATCACTGCTAAGCAGTATCGAGACGAGTATGCGCGAGGTGGGCTGGCTAAAAGAATCGTCGACTGCTATCCAAAGGCCACATGGCGCGGCGGGGTCGAGGTCTACGAGGACGAAGACACGGAAGTCACGACGTCATTCGAGAAAGACTGGAAAGCGCTAAACGACCAGCACAACGTGTTCGCCAAGCTGCAGGCAGTGGACACTCTGTCCGGCCTGAGCACGTTTGCTGTCCTGCTCATCGGCGCTGGTGGCGAGCTCAGTACCGAGCTCCCCAAGGGTTCGCCCGGCAAGGTGCTCTATCTGTCGCCGTTCCCCGGTGGTGGCGGTCCCACTGTATCGCAGAACACCGTTACCCAGACGGATAGCTACATCGACGCGACCATCAAGGAACTCGACACTGATGTTCGCAGTCCGCGATTCGGGTTGCCGAAATTCTACCAGCTAAAGCGGGTGGACGTCTCCTCGCCGCAGATGCAGAAGCCAGTGCACTGGTCGCGGGTGATCCACGTAGCGGAAGGCGGACTCGACAACGAGATCTACGGTCCGCCGTGGCTGGAAGCCGTCTGGAATTTGCTCATCGATCTGCGCAAGGTAACTGGAGGTGGATCGGAAGCGTTCTTCCTCCGAGCGAACCAAGGCCTGCAACTCGATGTGGACAAGGAGCTCGATCTCAGCGAGCCAGAGAAAGTTGCACTCCGAGAGCAGGCCGAGGACTACAAGCACAATATCAGCCGCATGCTCCGTACTCGGGGCGTGAAGGTCAATTCACTCGGGAGCGACGTCGCGGACTTCTCCGATGCAGTGGATGCGATCATCAAGCAGATCGCCGGGACCAAGGGCATTCCTCTTCGCATTTTGACTGGATCGGAGCAGGGCGAACTCGCCTCGTCCCAGGACGATGCCAACTGGATTACCCAGGTCCAGGATCGCCGCACTGGATATGCTGGGCCGATGATCGTTCGTCGCCTCATCGATCGTCTCGTCGAGTACGGCTATCTGACCAAGCCAACGCAGTACGAGATCGGATGGCCAGTCGAAGAGGACATGGACGAGCTCGAGAAGGCCGATCTGGCGGTCAAACTCGCCAATGTCAACAAGACGTTCGGTGGTCTGGTCTTCACAGACGACTTCATTCGAGACAAGACGTACGATCTGAAGCCATTGACACAGAAAGAGCGGGACGACGCAGAGAAGAACAAGCCTGCTCCTCCACCCATGCTCGCTGGGAAGAAACCGGGCGTCCCTGGATCGAGCGAGGACAACACCGACCAGGAGTTGGTCGCCGCGCAGCAGTTCGAGATGACCAGGGTGCTGACCGCTGCGATCGCCGCCGGCAACGTGGATGTAATAGATCGCATCCTGGGGATCGAACGAGCACCGCACCTACCAGTCGCGCTCCACTGGGTGGAGCCAGGAGCCGATGCTCCGCTATGTGGAGACGAGATCAAGGAAGAGTTCGTCGCCGACCAGATGCAGAAAGTCACGTGCGCTGAGTGCCTCCAGATCTTAAAGGAGCGCGGTCTTGCGTAACGTGGGCGCCATCGAGGGACTGGCGAACATCCTGGTCCTTGCTGCGCGTAGCGCCGGCAAGCTCACTGTGAACGTCGCTCGCCACCCAGAGGGGAAGATCCACCGGGTGGCCGATTCCTATCTGGAGACGTACCGCGTCGCGATCGACTACGTGTTCGCCAAGGGACGGAAGCACCAGACACCAGATGCATGTGCGAAGGCAGTGAAGAGCGCGGTGCTCGATGTGATGCCCCCACTCCTCCTGGATTGCCTCATCTCCGGCGGCGAAGCCACTGCCGAGGTGATGCCGCGTATCAAGGCAGCTGAAGCTGTCCATGTGCTCGCTGGTCCGTTCAAGATGAAGTTCGACGCGAAGGACGAGAACGCGATTCGCTGGGCTAAGTTGCATGCAGCGGAGCTCGCTGAGAGCATGAGCGAGACGACACGGGACGATGTGAAGGAAGCCATCGCCGCGAGTCTTGAAGGAGAGTTCACCAGAGAAGAGACAGTCAAGGCTATCCGCTTTGCAGTGGGGAGCAAAGAGCGAGCGGAGCTCATCGCTCGGACCGAGACGATGACAGCGGCCAACGAAGGCCAACGCCAAGGATGGAAGCAGGCGGTCAAGAAGGGTTTACTATCCACTCGCGCTCGTCGAGTGTGGATCGCGACTGAAGATCGTCGCATCTGCCCACAGTGCGATGGCTTGGATGGGAAGACCGCAGACATGGACGGAGATTATCCAGGCGGTATTGGGGGACCGCCTGTGCATCCAAATTGCAGATGTACCGAAGGCATTGCGTGAGCGAATTCGGTGAAA